ACTCCAATATTCCGTAGTGATTACCTCAATGAACTTGAACCGGGAACTCTTGGGGACTTCTCTGATGAATTCGGAAGTCCAAAAGGTTTAGGAGGATTTGAACCAATTTCACTGGAGGACACAGGATTCTAATGGCATACTTTACCGAATTTCCGGATATTTTACTACCATCTTTTACAGATAACAGGAATTCTAGTACTGATTTCGTAAGATCTAAAAATTTATTCAAACGTGCAAAAATTCGTGATGATATATTTCGTGATGCAGTGGCATTTGAAGAATTTGCAATACAAGGTGATGATAGACCTGATAATGTAGCATTCAAGGCATATAAAGATCCAAACCTCGATTGGGTGGTTCTATTATCAAACAACATACTGAATGTTCGTGATGAGTGGCCAATGTCTGATTCAGATCTAAATCGTTACTTGGATAACAAATATACTCAAGAACACCTCAATGACGTGCATCATTATGAAACCAAAAAGATAACTCATCCTGTAGATGGTTCATTACTTCTTAGAGAGGGTTTAGAAGTGGATTCTACATTTCAATTCAGTTATCTTGATACAACAGGTATTGTAACTCTATCAGGAACTCAGTTGATGGGTGAAGTTACTAATTACGAATATGAAGTTAACAAGAATGATGCCAAGAGAACCATATATTTACTTAGAACGAATTATCTAACACAAGTATTTTTGGATATGAGGGAGATAATGAGATATACAGATAGTTCACAATATATTGATAATCGCACTAAAAAAGGCGACAATCTTAGAATACTGTCACCTAGATAAAAACCTTAAGACAAAAAAAATACCGGAATTTTTTTTCCGGTATTTTTGGAACTAAAAGTCGAATTTGCTCACCAGTTCTTCTGATGAGTGTTGACGTCACCTTCAATGTGATTGTGATCTATCTCATCTATGTGAGCATGGTCAACATTGATGTGAGAATCTTCAACAACCCTTACTCTATAAACAATCTTAGATTGCTTCTTTGCAAAGTGAAGATCGATTCTTTTCTTGACATAGTATAGGATAATCAATACGATTAGAAATTGAATACCCTCACCCCATGACATGTTCCATGCTTCATTGAGGTCGAGACTTGCTGCTGCAAGTAGGTCTGATCCTGCCATTTATTCCTCCGCTAGACGTTGGAAATATGATAGGGCATCATCAGTATCGTCTGCTGCCACTGCAACTGGTTCTTTTACAACACTTGCCTCTTCCTTGACTTGCTCACGAGACTTGAGGACAACTTCCTCTTGCTCATCAAAAGTATCAGGGTCGAGTGCCTTTCTTGCAGTCTGTGGATTCAATACAGCATTCATTCTCTTTTCTAAGTCTTGATAAGACTTGAATTGATCTGCCTTTGTGAACTCCTCCAATGAAAATTGTCCTTTCCATATGGTTTCTAATGCATCATCGTCATCCAATAACGCTTCAGTTTTTGTGAACTCACTTGAATCGTAGTTTCTATAACCGGCAACGTTCTTTGCCTTCAACTTGAAGTTAGCACCTTGCCAGAAGTCAAATGGATCAATTGCTTCCTCATCTTCAAACTCAGGTTGCATTGCTGCAGTTATCTTATCAAAGATCTTTTTACCGAACTTGTATAAGAATACTTTACCTTCATTCTGTGGATTAGCAGGATCCTTTACAACATATATGTTAGAGATATATGAGAGTTTTCTCTTCTGCTTTCTTGCTTGATCTTTATCTTCATCACTACCACTATTCCATAGTAGTCTGTTGTACTCCGACACTGGATCTTTCTGACCTAGTGTGGTGAGGCTGTTCTCAATGTACCAACCTCCGGGACCTTGAAAAGCATGTGACCATACCTTCGCCCATGGAAGTTCTTCCCCGTCGGGTGCAGGAAGAAAACGGATTACAGCATAACCGTTACCTGCCTTGTCAACTTCTAGTTTCCAAAGACGCTCATCAGCACCATTAGTAGTGCCTTTGTTCATCTTTTCGATCTCACTTGTAAGTTTAGAAGTGAGACTGCCTAGTCTTGACTGTTTCTTTAGATTTGCGAATGACATTAGTTTGATTAATTGGATTCGTCGGATTGAGTAGATTGGTGGATTAACACCTTGCATAAATCATACACAAGATTATTGTAACTTACTATTTATACGATGTCAAGAAGTTATATCTCGGTTTCATCATCAACCAAAACCTTATGAGCAGTCCCATGTCCATCATAATTATCACTGTCATAAAATCCTCCTTTCGTGCCAAAAAATAGTGTAAGCACAACAAAAGGAATACACACAATTAGTAGTATTAGTCCAAGCATTAGTCTCTTTGTCTCCAATCGTCAGGTCTATCCTGATGAAACCAGTCTATCACATCTTCTGGAGATCCGAAACCCCTACGATGATTACTTGAATCGGGGTCTCCTATATTCAAGTTATTCAGAAAAGACTCGTTTGGATTTGTAACTTGTCTTCTCGCCTGTTTCAACATACCTCTAGCAGATGTATTCGCTTTCGCTAATTTCTGTGCCCATATCATATCTCCCATGCTTACTTCTGTTCCTGCTGCTATGTCCTTACAGATCTGTTGCATCCGTAATCGGTATTGTGTTGATAACATATACTAATGAGTAATATAATATTATGTATGTAATTTGCTAGACAGATTCTCCAGTGTCTGTCTCATGTTATCAAAAATTGTGTTCATATTAACTTCTTTGAATCCCATCGCAGCAGAGGTCATTTGGATCTTCTCCTTCATCTGCTTTGCCTCCGGATCATCAGACAAAGATAATCTTGTCCACATAACTTCCTGCTTATCAATAAGCGATATCAGTTTATTCATGTGTTCTTTCTTTTCTTCGTCAGTCATTGAAGCAAACTTCATTATGACAGCATAAAGGTCTTTCTGTGTCTCAAATATATCTTGCATTTCTTCTTGAATGATCCTTGATCCGAAGAATTTACTCATACAGTTGTTCCTTTAGGTAAGTTTTGTATTTAAATATATCAATATTTAGAAACGGTGAATACTTGTGCATTTTCATACTAATTTTCTCCCATACAGGGTCAGTCAAAGTCTTATCGAAGTTCTTCTTGTATCCAAATACCTTATCAAGAATTATCAGGTTTTCTATACTCAATTCATCTCTTAGGTGGCACTTGAGAATGTGTGGATGACCTTTACCTTTGAACCACTCTTCAAAAGGAACCTTACATAACTCATCTATCTCTTGAGTAAACTTATAATATAAACTCTGCTGTCTCTTCTGCCATGCTGAGTAACTTGCATCTCCTGTTCTAGCGATCGTTCCTATCCACAAACTTTGGGGGTCACTCGACTCTACAAAGTTAGCAACAAAAAATTGTTTCACTTCCTCATCAGGATATTTTCTTGATGTCTTCTCGAAAAAATATCTATCCTTTCTCTTATAAAATGAATCTATACTGGCATTAGTCTTACCACCATACTGAAAGTAATCATACTTCTCTCTGGTGAAGTGACTCTTCATTGCAAGATATATTTTGTAGGTATCAAAGGGTGTCATTGATAATCTCGACTTCAGCATCTGTCAACTCAGGATAAATTGGTAACGATACAACTGTCTTCGATAACTTCACAGCATTCTCTGTGGGTGCTAGTGTGTATGGATAGTTGATTCTAGTAGAATAACATACTTTCTCTCTAAAGTCATCCCTATCATCAAGTTGGATAACAAACTTCTGTACAGCATGTGTGTACAGGTCATTTATCAATACCTTATACTTACAATTCTCCATCCAATACTTAGCGATTTCCTTCCTCCTTCTTTCCCACTCCTCCAAATACTTTGCCTTGATCATCATACATGCACAATCTAACTCACTCATTTTTGAATTAGTTGCTACATCTGTGTACTTCGGATGATGATGGTGACGAAAGTTTTTTATAAACTCATACAACTCAGGTATTGATGTACAGATAGCACCACCGTTTCCATAGTTGGGTAGATTTTTCATTGGGTCAAATGACATTGTACATATGTCACCGATTCTTTTGAATCCATTACCTGTCCAATTCTGTGCACCATCTTCACATATGATTCCTTTTTGTGGTTTGAGTGCTGCTCCATATAATCCTACCAACACAACAAGATCTGTCCACTCCTCTGCATGTGCATCTTGCATCAGTCCATACTCATCGACCTCAACATACTTTATTTTACAACCAACTCTCTTGAATGCATTGTCTGTGGCAATGAATGAGAATGCAGGAAGATATACAGTGCCATCATAAGTTTTTTTGTACCATTCTGCTACAATTTCTAATGCCTGTGTTCCATTATCTACCGTGAGTGTGGGTTGCTTATTTTTCTTAGTCAACCACTCCTCAAAGTATCTTGTATTTGGACCCAACATATGTTGACCAGTCGAATAGACATGATCAGTTGCTTCTAGTATTTGATCACGTAGAAACTTATACTGACGCTGTAAACCAGTGAACTTGATCGTAGAACTCTGTGAACCAATCATAGTAACTTTGAAGACCCTCCTCTAAATTTGTTGTTGGATTGTAACCTAATTGTTCCCTTGCCTTATCAATGCACAGGGCATCTCTACTTGGGAACTTACTATCTTTTTCTTGTACTATAACTTTACCCTCACCAACTATGTCTCTGACACAACATGCTGCATCGTAGATAGTTCTTGCATGTCCCCTTGTTATATTATAAGTTTCATTTGGTAATCCTAAATTAGTAACTCTGCATATGCCACTGGCAGTATCATCTACAAAACTAAAATCAAGTTTCTCCTCCTTTCCATTTACTCTCAATGGTTTTCCTGTTCTAGCGTTCAATAAGAATTTTGCAATCACTCTATCTCCCACATCACGAGGACCATACACTGCTGATGGTCTTATGATATTATATCCCATGCCAAATCTCCTACCATAATCTTTCACCATCTTTTCACCGGTATATTTCATGATGGCATATAGACCCTTTGGATTACATGGATCATCTTCCTTTGCAGGACCATTCATATCACCATACACCATCGATGATGAAATATAAATCAATCTTCTGTTCTTAGATATCTCCAACACATTCAAGAGACCTTCCATCATTGTTTTGACACCCTCTTGAGGATTGATGTCAACACTTTTCTGTCTGGGGAATGATGCCAGATGCACCACAACATCAGGATCAAATTCGACTGCTTTATATAATGCAACGAAGTCACAAATATCTGTTGTTAGCACTTTTGATTTTATAAATCTCTTTCTTTCCTTGACAAGATCTACTAATTCATCTGACTGGATTGACCCATAGGTGGTATGATTATCCACTACCAGAACATCATGTCCTTGTTTCTCAAGTAGATACACAACTCTATGTCCTATGAATCCACATCCTCCTGTCACTAATACTCTCATAAAAAACCTATAGGGTAAAATTTTGCCGGAATTTTTTTTCCGTAATCTGGTAAACTAAAAGTCGATTTTGCTCCAGTGTTTATACAATGGATGATCCTTTGATAGATCTGTAATGGGTGGTTCCTGATGAAACAAACAGACTGAGAACTCAGGTCTGTATTCAAAGCATGGTTTCATATCGTTTTCCCAATAATGTCTTGGAAGATAACCTTCACGGTAAGAGTAGAAAATCTTTGGAAAGAATGTCGGTTTGATACCTGATCTATGATACCATTTATCAGTGCCAACAATATTCTTTACAATGGTTCTCCAATCAGACTCCCATCTTTCATAGATCCATCTGTTATCTAACCATGTCATGATACTGGTATTGTACATGGGTTCATGTGGATTTGCAACCCTAAACTTTATACCTTTCCATGTCGCTCTAATCACTGCCCAGTTTTCTTTCGATTCAAATATAGGTGAGAGGTCTCCTTGTATTACTAAATCTAAATCAAAATAAAATTTACGTTCATATCTCAACAATTCATCTCTACCAAATATCTCTATCTTATTCCAAGTTGGCCACCATCCGTCACTCACTCGTGGTTGCATATCATATGTGTATATGTCAGGATGTATTCCAGTAGGATCATCAGTGAAGCAGAGAACATCATCATCTGTCTGCTTTCGGATCGCTGAGTATAAATTGTTGACGTAATCGTGTGAGTATAACTTGCCTATCTTAAGACAAATCACACAGTTCCGGGAAGACTTTTTTATAGTCTGTTTTGTTGACATGATCAATTGCTTCAGTATATTCCAAGAAATTATTCCATCTCTCTTCCCAATCAGAAATATCCTCTCGCAGTGCTTTACATAAGAACTCTAAATTGGTTCCTTCATATCTATCTGCAAGTCTTTTCCTGATATTTGGATGTATGGCATCTATCCTGCATACTTGTGGGTTTACCACGTTGTTGAATTTGTATGGTATATTATTTTCGTTACACCAATCCACAAGTACATCTAATTTTAAAATAGAAAGTGATGACAAAGTAATACCTGCTTTAAAACATGTCAGGTGTGGAGTAAATTCTTTGATATTTTCTATAATCTTATTCCAATTAGATCCATTTCTCATGTAATCATTATACTTTCCATATCCTTCCACGGACCAACTAATTTCAACCTGTTGAAAATGCCTAAAGTAATCAGTGATCTTTTTTTCATTCCAATGAAGAGTTGTCATGTTAGAAATATAGATCATCCTAATATTGTTAGATTCACCCGATTCAATTAACATGTCCAACAACTTATAATGTGATGGCATTATGAATGGTTCTCCACCGATGATGGTGAATGATTTAATCTTCGGTGCTAACTTTTTAAATGATTCTAATTGTATATTGAATAATTCTGGATTGTCTACTGCCAAATCATATCCTATCTCACCCTCATTAAATTCATCAACATGATCCATATCCAAAAATTCTCGGACCTTTGGATTATATTCTACTAACTTCTTTGCTTGTATCTGCCTACTACTAGAGTTCTTTATATTACACATAAAGCATGTTAGATTACATGCATTGCCCCATATCCTCATCTTGACATCAATGACTCTACCAAAAGGAACTTTATCAAGTGGTTGTCTTGGAGATGGTATACCTCTTTCTTCCGCAGAGATACAACTTCTACATACATCTCTAACTAAAGGAGTCAGTGGATCGGGTTTCATCATATCCCGTCTCAACTGACTCATTTGTTCATTTTTATAAAACTCGTATGCTCCTTCTTTCAAATGCACCGCTTTGAATGATGCATTTTTCTCATTTTTATATGGATGGTCACAAACTGTATAGCAGCAAGGCATCATCATATGATAAGAATCACTGAATAGATGCGCGAATGGAAACTTACAGTATACCGACATTTACAATACGAAACGTGCTTTTGAAGTTCTCTTTAAATAATTTAGGTTAGTAGCATTACACTTAAGTTTTTCTTTAAGTGGTTTTGAGATTAGTTTAGTTACGTTCTCAATCTCAATACTATTTTCTTCACAGTAATGGCAAATCGCTTCGATGTAATTCATCTCAACGTTATCTTTTACTAGTTGCTCAATGTCATTGGAAAATTTGTCTTGACATAGGAATTTGCTTTTGAGGATAGATTTAACCTCACTTTTTGATTTCATTTAGTTTGTCCTCTACGAACTTTTGGATGTACTGAACTAATAGTTTCATATAAGTCATTTTATCA